ACTTGGTAGGACCGATAAACCAGTACCGATATATCGCACCATCTGAGACAACAAAAAAACGAGCTTGTCACTAGGACTGCTCGCTACTGGCATCATTAAAAATGTATTAAAATTTTAATGCGTTTCAGGCGGTTCATCTGGCTCGCTCTCGATCAGTTCAGAAGCGTCCACACCTAGCGTCTGCGCAAACCTATCAAGTGTTGCCAGCGTGATATTGACGTGTGGATCTCGCATCACGCGCTGGACTACGCGAATATCCAGGCCAGAGCGAATAACCAATTGCCGTTGGCTTATCCCCTTCTGCTGCGCAACTTCTTTCACCTTCACACGGATCATGCTGGTATCTCTCTTTACGCTTTGATATGCAGCAGTCTATCAAAGCAATTGGCTTGACAGTAGTAAGCGAGTTCGCGTATTGTTAATTCACAGTATGTTTATTAGCAGTTGCTTTTATACATACTCTATCGACACCACTGAAGGAATTTGTATGTCGCATTTCGACTAGTGGAAGTGAAGAGAAACCAATGCAGAGAACCACAACACGCACAGAACCACACACCACCATCATTGTCACAGCCAACGAACTGGTCGCCGTCAGCGCTGCCATCACCGCGTACACACGCCTGCTTACACACACATCACAGAGCGTGGCTGAGAACCGCGACACTATTGCTCTGCTCGACCGCTTTCAGAAGCGCCTGACGCAGTTGCCACCGGGCTTACCAGCGCCACAGGAGGCCAGCTATGGACAACCGTGAAGAATACTATGTCCCGACACCGCTGGATGAGACCTTTGAGCGTCTCAAAGAATTGGCCGATGAGACGAAGCTGCTGCATCCAATGGACGTTGAGGCGCTGAAGAAGCTGGCCACGCTGAACCTATTGCAGCGAATGAGTGATGGCATGCACGATCAGCACGCACCTGAGCAAAAGGAGATAAGAGAGCCATTTCACAGGTTGCACACGTGGCTACACGAGGTCAACAAGTACTTTATCTACCGGGACTATCAGAGCGGTAGTATCTGGCGGCTCGGCACCTTCTTGAGTCGGAAAGGCGGTGCAGGATGTTGAGCTTGCCTTGTCCATTCAAACATAAGCCGCTGGTTGTCGCCGGTCAGGCAATGGCCTACTATGGCTTGCGCGCTGGCGGTGATGACGTAGACCTCGTGGCGCATCCAGAAGACTTTGAATTATTGCGCATGGTCTATGCAAGCGAGCGTGGCGCGTATGGCGATGAGCGCGTCAAGATCGGTGAGTTCGAGATCTACAATGGCTTCTTTGGCATCGACTACACAACACTTGCACGCAAAGCTATTGAGCAAGAAGACCGACTGATAGCCAGCCTGATCTGCCTGCTGTACTTCGCAGCGGCCTGCGCAAACAAACAAGACGCATTGGCTATCTGGCAAAAGCTGGAGGAATGAGCATGAACCAACCACAAGCACAACGCCAACCTGAACATCAAGTTATCGCTGATGGTGAAGTCATTTATGAAGGTGATGACTGGCAACTGGCATTCTTAGAGGCTGGCAAGCATCCCGAATACACCACCATCATTCATATAGAGAACGGTGAGCCAGGCGCGGTACTAGGACCAGTCCAGCCATCGCAAAACATGCATCTCTAAACAGACACCATTCTTGTTTGCTTTTCTCGTTCGGGATGTCTTCAGGGGCCAAACTGGAGGCATCCTTTTTCATTTGCAGGAGATACACCATATGAAACCAACACGACAGGTCCGGCTCTGCGTCCGTGAGCTAGCCGAGGCGCGCAGCCTGGATGCTCACGAATTGGCGAGCCAGGCACGAATGAAAGTGCCTGTTATTCGCCGGATGTTCAAGAATGAGCAAGTGGCAGAGTTGCGGCTCAACCAACTGGCAAAGGTTGCCGAGGTGCTGAATGTCCCGACTGGCTCACTGTTTATTGACGAATAGCAAATAAGCATAGAACTATGGTACCGTACATCGAAGTATGGTACAATACATCTTAGTTCAGCTAAGTACATCTAGATGTCAGGAGGTAAGCATGAGGCCGAAAAAGCAAACAGTCCAGACGGCTCCTGTCGCGCCGCTGCCAGAGCCAGACCAGTTGAAAGATATTGCATGGGTGGCAAACTTCTTGCAAGTGAGCCGGGCGCGCGTCTTTCAACTCAAGAAACATGAAGGGCTACCATATATTAAATTGGACCGCACGCTCAGGTTCCATCCGCACGCGGTCGCACGTTGGGCAGAGGAGAAGCAACAGCGGTCAGCATAGGAGGGCTGCGAGATGGCAAAAAAGCGTGTCTATGGCGAGGGATCGGTTACGCGTCGCAAAGATGGCCGCTATCAGATCAGCGTACCGGGGATCGACGGCAAACGGCGCTATGGTTATGCAGACTCGCCGAAGGATGCAGAGAAGCTGCGCAGGCAAATGCTGGCTGATGTTGAGCAAGGAAAACAACCGCCGAGCAAGCAATTATTTCAGGTTCACGCGCGCGAATGGTTGGAGATGAAGAAGCGGGAAGATGGCAAACCAAATACGTATATTAACGCAGTGAGCCGTATGGATGCTTACTTTGTTCCAGCATTCGGACATATTCCCCTGAACAGGCTCACTCCCGATCACATCCAAAAGCTCTATGATCAACTTCTGGATAAAGGACTGAATCCAAACACGGTGCGGACCTATCACAGCACGTTGAAGACATGTTTAGATTCAGCGGTCAAGAGGGGAAAGCTCAACGAGAATCCTTGCAACCACGTGGATCTCCCGAAGAAGCGGAAATCTAAAAACAGCTACTTATCACAAGAGGAGGCGTTGAGGTTATTGGAGGCCGTAAAGCAGCATAAGTTGCTGAGTGTCCTGGTCCCGCTGGCGCTCGCATCTGAAGCGCGTGAGAGCGAATTATTAGCACTCACCTGGGATGACATCGACCTTGAGCGTGGGCGCATGAGAATCAATAAAACGCTTACCAAGACGCTCGACGAGGCAGGCAAGGTACGTATGTTCTTGCAGTCCGTCACACCGAAAAGTGAGAGTGGTACACGTGAGATATCATTGCCTGACTTCGCTCTATCAGCGCTCAGGCTTCACCGGAAAACGCAACTCAGGCAATTCGGCCAGCAGAACACAAAGAACCTCGTGTTTTTTACCAAAAATGGGAACTGGTACTGGCCGAACAGCGTCAAGGATATATTTGACCGATTCGTTCGCAAGATAGGGTTCGACATCACGTTTCACGACCTTCGACACACCGGAGCAACGTTGGGCTTAGAGGGTGGTATCTCTCCTCTGGAGATGCAGCATCGTTTAGGTCATAGCGATATCAAAACAACGCTCGGTGTGTACGGCCATGTCACCCGGAAGATGGAGGATCAGGCAACAACGACTCTAGAAAACCTGTTTTCTGACCAGAAAAACAAGGATTTCGAGGCCATGTAGTGTCAACACTGATGTCAAATGTGAGCATGTATTGAGACAATGGCCGCTCATATGGCCTGTAGAGCGAGTTGAGAAGATAGTGATAAAAAAGAAGATCATTTCAACCCTAAATGTCCTTAAATTGATTTAAGGTGCTTCACCACTCGCTCTGCAATATACACGTCCACTACAAGCTCAAACACAAGTACAAGTAAGTTTATGTAAGTACAAGTAAGTTCACATTAGTTCAAATAAGACACATTTTTGAGACTCAAAATTGATGTCAACAGTTGTGTCAAACGCTGTCGGCAACCGATGAGTTGCGACAGCTTGAGAAGCGCAAAGGAGAGAACCACATGGATGCACAAGCATTATTGGACTGGCAGAAACTACACGACTGGACTGCTGGGAAGCCGAAAGGCTCACAGGTCGGTGTCGCCTGTACGAATTCATGCTGTCCACTCGCCAACTATCTCGGCGATATGACTGGCAAGCTCTGGAGTGTCGGACCGAGCATCAAGACAATGAACGGCTCGACAAGAGAGCGGCTCGACAAACCAGGATGGATACAGGAGCTTGTTGAGCGCGTGGATATGACGGCAGACAACAAGAGCAAGGCGATCAGCCGCGAACAGTTCTTGCATATCCTGGCTGATGTGAAGCGTGTGCGCGATCTGGAGGTGCTATGAGCGACTACGAAGACAACGTATTGCCAGATGACGAGACTGAAGAAGAGAATGAGCCGACGCGCCGTTTACGCCGCCGCACCTTCAAAAAGTTTGATGTCATGCTGGCCGAATGTGAACGTTACGTCCAAGATGGCAAACGCTTGCCAAAAATGCATAGCCGTTGGCTTTATCGTGAGTTCAGGCAATGTCATACCGATATGCTCGCATCTATCGAGCCACACAACCGCATGGTGGATGAACTACGGGCGGCGCAGACGACCATTTACAAGCTGCAACGGCGCGTCCAGGAGCTAGAGGCAGCGCAAGAAGAACAGAAATAACCATTGTGTGACCTGGCAGGAGCGCGAACTCCTCCAGGTCCGGCCCTGGCTATTGGTCCAGGACATATACATTGTACATAGAACTGGAAGGGAAACTCAACCATGAAATGGTTTCACAATGACAAAGTATCGCTCGGATGGGCCGTTGCGATAGAACTAGTTGTCCACGCGCTCTTTGCATTTCAAGCGTTTCTGCTCGGCGACTTCCTGGGAGAAATAGCGCTCGTGGTCGTGCTTGGGCCTATCGGCGGTCCCATTGGTGCCTGGGCACTCGGCATCTTCATCTTTGGCGCTGCGTTCCAGGCATTTGTACTCGGTGAATATATGCGAGAGCATGTAGAAGCATTTGAGTCCACTGCCAAAGGCAATGGTAGCTATATTGCCAATTGGACGTTGATAAAATGGCTCGTTGGTGGTCTGGAGATCAGTAGCCTCGTTTTTCGCTGCTACGCTATCATCGCCAAAGATGGCAACTGGATGCAGGCTATCATTGTAGCGGTACTTGGTATTGTCGCGCTTTGGTACGCCTTTGCTCAAGCCAAAGTCATCCATGCATCAGTCAACCGCCCGGTAGAGTATGATGTCAACCGCGCTCGTAACGAGGCTGGCCGCGCCATCGTAAGCGAAGCTCTGGATGTCATACCGCATATGACTGCTGAGCAGAAGCGCCGTTTCTACACTGGCGACTTATCCGCCGTCGAAGAAGTCTACCAGAGCGGCCTTCAGCAGCAGCAAGAGAAATTGCAGGTCAAAGAAGAGCAAGAAGAACGCAAACGTCAGCGCAAACTGGAGCAAGAGCAGCGCAAAGAGGCAAAGCGAATAGAGCAAGAAGAGAAGCGTGAGCGTGAGCGCAACCGCCGTCGCCAGCAGGGGCAAGAGCAGCAGCAGGCCATTGCCACCGGCCAGCGCTACACAGAGCAACTTCTGGGAGGTCCGAACACGCCAGCGTCTTTTCTGAAAGCCGTCCCGATGAGCAAGCAGGAACGGGACGGCGCATAGAACCGCCTGCACCACCAGTCATCATTGAACGAATTGTAGAGCGTGAACCGCAGACCGAACCATTAGCTGTCCCCCCTATCGTCAATGTCGAGGTGCCGCCAACTCCGGCACCTCACGTCACCGTTGTTGTACAACCACCAGAAAGGACACGTGATGAGAACGAGAGAGTACCAAGAGAAGATACGCCACCTCATGGTTCAACCGGTCCTGAAACCGAACGAATTGCCGAGCCAGAAACGAACATTTCGCCAGTGGTTGAGAAACCTGCTGAATATCCTGAACCAGAACAAAAAACGTTAGCACCTGAGCCTGCAAAACGTTCGCCAGCCGAACAGAAAAACGTTCCGACTGCTACCCACAAGCAAGAGAAGAAAAAATGTGCAAATGGCAAACCTGGACGTAAAAACACCGAATTGCAGCACGCTATCAATTGGATACTTTGGGAGCAAACGGGCTTTGATAAAAAGCGGTGCCCCTGGAAAAATCCTTATGAGTGTCGCAAACATCAACCACCCGATGAGAACTTAATTGAGGCCCGTAGAATGTTAGGTTTTGATTTTTGAGAAATATATTGAGAAACAATTGAGAATACGCTCAATCTCAATATTTTCTCAATTGATTGGAGGAAAATATGCTACTTACTGAATTGAGAGAGCAAATTGAGCAGGGAAAGATAGCTCAATTGTTCATCCCGAAAACTCATGAATATGGAATTGATGTCACGATTAAGGTTCTCAAAAAAGAGTCTCAATTTATCTGGCAACGTGAGAAAATTGAGGAACCTGCCATCCCTCTCAATTTACCAGCAAAAACATCTCAATTTGAGACATGGGACAAATTAATTGAGGCACTTCAGGGAGGGATGCAATTGAGAGATACGTCCTGGGAGATTGAGAAAACGATTGAGAGCGAGGACGCTATGTCAAATGATAAAAACATAGCTGAAGCCGCTTCAGAAGGGGAGTTAGCTTGACTTGTGTGGTATAATAGAGGAGTTAAAAATGTTGTTGCCCCCGCGATGCTCGTAACATCCGAGGGCTGGATACGTCTGGATTGGAGACATATCATGGATACTTTATCACCTCATGCCAAAAATGGCAAACCTCAACAGTACACCGTTTACGCTCTCATTGATCCACGCGACTACAGCGTCCGCTATATCGGTATCACCAACGATGTCTATGCCCGCTTCGCTCAACATCTCCGCTGTAGTGGAGAGAATCCGCAGAAAGATACCTGGGTTGCAGAATTAAGGCAAGCTCAAGCGATGCTTATCATGAAAACATTAGAAGTCGTGGAAACTGTTGAGCAAGCCAGAGAACGAGAGAAGCATTGGATACATCATCATCGTTTTCTTGGAGCTAATCTGCTCAATTTGATGGTCTCCACAATTCACGTACCAGTATCGCCTGTAGTCTCCAAACAACCATCCTCCCGTAAAGGCACAGGAGGCCGCCAGTCCTCTTATGCCCGCGTAAAAAGTCTTGTAATCTACAGACATCAACATGGGCGTTGGCCTGCATCTCTATCAGGGGATATGCGCCGATGGTATGAGAAGCAGTATTTTAGAAAACCAACCAAACGCCGCGATGGAGACAATTATTCAAATCGTCTGAAGACTTACAATCGTGGTCAGCGATGGATAACAGAATTTGAAGCCTCGTCTGATGAGCATCCACTTCCGCCAGTCGTGCCAACATCCGCTGGCCGGGACTATCCAGACTTGGAAGAAGGTGAGTAGATGGCTGGCATCTGGGAGAAATGATATGGAGCCTATTAACTGGCCTGCACTCACGCCTGAGCAGAGAGACCAACTGATGGTTGAGAAAGTACTCGGCTATTCTCTTGAGCTAGTGCAGGATAGCATAGACAAGATACCGCGTTACAGCACAAGCCTGGATGCTGCGTGGTTGCTCTGGCCGAAGCTACAAGAAGCGTCCGATGAAGTTCTGTGCAAATTTAAGTGCGCGTGGGATGACGATGACGAGATGAGTATGGATGACTGGCAGTGGTATGATCCATCCATACCATTTCTTACAGTAGGTCAGATGGCCGATGTCACGCCTGAGCGCATTTGTGTTGCGATGCTGAGAGCGTTCGACTACGAGGTACTGACAGAGGAGGTCAGCCAGTGACACGAAAAGAAGCATTGAAACTCATCAAAGCGACGGCAACAGACTACAGCAACAAACAGCATGTCCTGCGAGGCCTCGCCATTCTTGCAAAATATGACGATGACATCAGCCCGCAATTCGAGCATGACCAGATGTATTGCTGTGACTTCAAGGAGACGGTGGCGAAGATGAGCCGAGAAGAGATAGAAGAGATGTCGCGTTGTGGCTGGTTTGAGAGCGAGGATGCGTGGAGCCATTTCTAGCGCTCTACTCTCTATGACGCGCGACATCCGGCAAAATAAAAACCGAGAGCCGTTGGTGGTCTCTCGGTTTTCTTTATGCTAGCTCAACGCTCAGGATTCACAATGAAGTGGCCTGCCGCTGTTTGTTTGCCGGTCTCTCGCCGTATCGTCTCACACTCAGCATGGATACGTTGCCACGCCTGCTGGCACGCCGTACTGTAGCGCTCGGCTTCGACAGTGCCGCTCAGTGTAGTGTGTGGCCGCGCCTGGCTCTCGTCCAGAAGGTAGATATCGATGGTATAGCTATATTTCATTTTGCTCTTTCGCTTTCATCTTGGCGTAGCGTACAACCGCCTGCCTATTGCTTGTCCATTTCATTTGATCGAGACGCTTCCAGACACTAAACGTTTTATGGTTGAGGCGAACAGTACCAATTTCAACGTCTTCATAGTCAGGATCAAGGCCAATAACTGTGACGACACGCGATATCGTCCTCCATCCAGGCGTGCCAAACGTCCGGGGCTGTATACCTAACTGCCTGATATTCACTTCTACGAGTGAGCGCGCCATATTTCTCTCTCTCAAAAAAACAAACCAGAGCAAGCCTGAGCCTGCTCTGATGCTACTTACACGCCTAACTCTTCTCGGTACTTCGCCTCCAACTCTTCCAGCGTCTCGCTGCTCTCTTCATCCACGTCAGCGAGGCGAACAGCAAAGCGCCGGGCTTTGTTCCAACCGTACGGCGTATCTTCAAACTGCTTGTACCAGCCTTCACCTAACACTGAGTCATCCAGGATGAAAATGCAATGTCCAGGCACTCGTAGCGCCATACGGTTCCACGCTTTCGCGGTCGCCTCGACATCGGCGAAATTGATGTTATATGGATCGTTGCTCACGGTGGTTACTCCTATGGTGGGAGCGGTTGAAGACACCGCTCCCAGAACTAACTATGACGCTTTCTTCTGCTCGTATGTTTCGATGACGCTGCTGATCTTGGCGTATTGCGCAACCGTGATGTCTTTATCATCGACTTGGTTGCCGAGTGCGTCTCTCTTGATATCCCCCCACAGCATATCCAACGCTTCGGCACGGCTCTTCGCTTTGTTGACCATAGCAGCAGTGGCCTTGTCCTGGATAGGCGCGTTATCCTGGTTGGCAACTTGTGGCGTCGCCTGCTTCTGCGCTTTGTATTTGGCGGTCAGGCTTTCATAGAGCTTCTTCGCTTCAAAGTACGCCATTTCTGCCAGACCTTCAGGTTCGTTCTCACCGAGCGCTTTACACAGGTTGCGAATACGTTCTGCCTGTTGCGGTGTTATTTTTGGCTGTGCTGGCGCTGGTTGGTTCTCACTTCGCTGCTTCTTGTACTCAGCAGTCAGTTCAGCGATGAGCGTCTTCGCTTCTTGCTGGCTCATGCTGTCCAAGTCTTCAGGCACGCTCATCTGTACGTGCTCACACAACTTCTGTATGCTGCTCTTCTGCTGGTCGGTGGCTTTGGCCTGCTCGCTCTGTTGTGGCGCAGGCTTCGGCGCAGATGGCCGTAGGTTACGCGGTGCTGGCGCTGGTGATGCAGGTTTCTGGTTAGCAGGCGGTGTCTGTCTGGTGCTGGCAGGTGCTTCTGCACGCGGCGAGGTGCTGTTCGTCGAAGCCATGTCTTGATGGTCTACCGGCGCATCGACAATACGATGCTGTTCGCCAAATTCAGGCGCAAACTGTGTACCGTAACCAAGCATGGCAAGCGCGCGGCCTACCGCCTTCGTTTCGGCCTTCTCACAAAAATCCGGGAAGTCTACCGCCGACTCTGAACCTGTTGCCGTCGCGCGGCCGCCTTTGCCATCGGTAACAATGGCGCGATAGCGAGCATAGCCTTTGGCCTGCTTGATAATTTTCTCGGAGCGCCTTTTCTCGGCATTCCAGACGTACGCCTCGGTTTCTATTTCGCGGTCCAGATCCACCAAGACTTCTTCAGTCTCGATGGTGCCTTCTGGACAGGCCATGCGAAACCACACCAACCTGAACTGCACTGGTAGATAGTCCTGAGAACCTGCTTTGCTCTTCAACTGGATAAGGTGGTTATTTGGATCAAAACTGGTTTGTGTCACTATCGTATCTCCTGTCTTCTGGATGTGAGAGCGACCGGAGCCGCTCTCCAAACGAACTATTTAGAATTCAACTTTTCCCAGTCTGGTTCGGCCTCGTAGAGAACCACCTGAGCTATCTCGCGCCATTCATTGCCGCTGCATGCAGAGATGCGCATGGTGTCGGTGTGGATGTCGATGACATAGGCGTACTCGGCACCGCTGTTTGCAGCATCAGCGAAAGATGACAAGAGCCTGCCTGCTTCGCGCCGTTCACCGTGACAGTAGCAATGTGGTCGCCGCGCCTGTTCTGTCTGCTCGTAGGCTGCAAGTTGTCGCTCGTACTCAAACCGGTTGAACGCCTTGCCAGTGCCACCATCATAGAGAAATGAAGACCAACCAGGAGCAAGAGAGAAGTCGGCGTCGTTGATGCTCGACCAGCCAGCCGGATGCTGGTCAACCAATACATCGAGCATGGCCTTGCTATCACGCTGAAAATGGCCGTTGTAAAGCTTGTAGAGCATTGCGCCTACGCCAGATGGATACGAGTCCCAATGATGATAGACACCGACCATCCTGGTCCCGTCTGTTCGTGCGATCATGCCTCTCGTTGCCATAATGTTTATCTCCTTCAGTGGAGAGCAGCCGTTGCCGACCGCTCTCGATACTCTCAATGTCGCCGTCGTGGTAACGGCTTTGGTGCGCGCCGTCGTGCTGGCCTGCGTGGTTGCCGTGTCGATGCACGCCGCCTGGCCTGCTTGCGTCTCGGGCCGCCCAGTTCGTGCAGGATGAGCGCCACACAGTAGATGAAGATGAGTGGCGCAATTGCATACAAGAATGCCATCACTTACCACCTTTGCACTGCTTGTACGCCGCGCGAAACTCATCAGGCGTGCAGGCCTGCTCCTCGTCGTAGTTGTCGCGAATGAACGAGACCGCGCCATCGTAGTCGCTGGACCATTTCACCGTTTGCGCTTCACATCCCGGTAGCAGCTCTCGCACGCGATGGTTGTCGCCTGGACCTGGGAAGATAGTCACCAATGGTTGCCCTGCCATATCATTCTACCTCCAGGCTAGCCAGCCGGTTGACTAGCTAGCCTATCATCCCTACTAGCGCATCAGACTAAATGCACGGTTGCCATTGAGTGGCGCGCTTGCCATGCGACGTTCGCGATCCACTTTCTGCGCCTCGGCCATGAAGAACGTTTGAGCCTCTTTCTGCTTTGCCAGTTCTTCAGCAGTCCACGTCGCAAGCTTCGCATCTTCGTCTATCTCTTCTGCCTCAACGACAGGTGCAGGCTCGCTGACCGGCTCGGCTTCGCACTCTTCTGAACGATAGTCGTCGCGAACCAGGGACTCGCCAGCCGGGATCTGCCAGCCGCGCGCCTGCTCTTTCGCCTGCACAGCCTTCACGTGGTAGCATTTGCGCCCACCTTTAGCGGACGGACAGGACTCAGGGATGTCCAGCTTCTTCTCTGGCTGGTAGATGGTGCAGGCAGTGTTGCCGTTGCTTGCTAATGTGATGCAATACTGTTTGCCGCCGCCATTGCGGACGAGGTAGCTGACGTTGCCATTCAGTTTGCCGTTGGTCTTGTGCGCGTAACGAGCGATGACGATAAGGTTGTCTGCTTTGGCTTGCTGTTGCTTGGTCATAGTGGTAAAATCTCCTTGAACTGTTAGGTTCGGGCCAGTCGGTGTAAAGTTTTCTCAGGACTCACCGCCTGGCTCTCTTCGTCTCAGGGCTTCCCTTCGACTCTTCTAGTATACCACGACATACTGAGAAATACAAGTCAAATTAGACAAATTAGACACAATATTTTAAACTTGACAAAATTGGTCATACTGGCTATACTGAGAAAGTCGGTGCAATGTTGGACAAATAACCGGCACCACTGGAGAACGACCGTGAGGGAGATACTATGACACAACAGCAATTAGATCTAGATGAGTTGCTTTCGGCCAATGAAGCAGGGAAGCTTCTGGGAGTAAGCGGAAAGACAGTCATCCGAATGATGGAGGCCGGAGACTTTTCAGGCTACAGAATCGGGAATGCCTGGAAGTTCAGGAGAGGCGATATCATGGCATATCGTGAGTCTCGCAAATTCAAAGGAGGGAACCAGCCAGGGACAGGGGTAGCTTAGGCCCGGTGGTCGGCAAGAGAGCTACCAACTTCACCACCGACCACCTGGATTGTTTGCAGACCTCAGATAAACCGAGATGCTGCCAATAAACGGTTCTATTACGGTTCCGCTTATTATCAGCATAATAACCAACATTAATTATTATGTCAAACACAGCGTTTCGTTAAAGCGTCGTCATGGAGATCAGAGTATTGGATATCGGCCAGAGCGAGGGTATCAGTCAAACGAATTGGCGTATTGCAAAGCATGTAAAGCGTACTGAAGCTGATCGGTTACGCACCTGCGTACTTTGCCATAATGAGCATCTAGCTTTTCATAGATATGCTCATTCATCTTTCTGTCCTGACTGCAAAACGCCTGCACTTCAAAAAGAAGAAAGGCGTTACTTTGCACAGCTAAGTCGCACTGAACGCACAGGCGCTCCCATAACACTAACACTGTTTCAATGGATAGCCATTCTGGATCATTTTGATTGGAAGTGCGCCTACTGCAAAGGCTCATTTGAGCTTATGGAACATATCATTTCTCTCTCAAAAGGAGGGGGAACAACACCTGATAACGTGATACCCGCCTGTGCAAAATGCAATATGCATAAAGATAGGCGGGAGGCTCTATACACAAAAGATGTCACATCGCTAGATGTTGCCAGAGTGCAAAGCAAGTTGAAAGAGCTTTGGCTCATTTAACCAGAAAGGACTCGTCATTATGTTATCCAGCAATACTACCATCACCACCTGCTTTACCTGCCACCTACCAGTAGCGCAGTCCAGCGCGCAACCTATCCGCTTACTTCTCCCTACCGGACGTTTTCGTGCAGGCGTCGAGATACTTCAAGCCAGCGCCACTATGTTCGAGTGTAGCTCTTGCCTTGAAGCTGAATTTGAGAGCGGCGAAGAGCCTGCACACCTCTACACAGTCCACTCTTGCGGCACCACCAGGACAGTGAGCGCGGCCACGCCTGAAGAAGCCGCTGTCCTGATGCTGCAAGATCGTGGATGGACCAGCACACGAAGCATTGCTGTTATCGGTGCTGGTGCCCAGTGTGAATTTCTGGACTGTGAACGTGTGGGCGGCGCGTTGCAGTACAGCGAGAGAGTTGAATTGCCTTAGCAAGTAAGTACGTCTGCTCGCTAGTATGTCCGTTTGTATTGCATCTTGAAAGCTACTACTATGGAAATGGTTGTTATTATCCGTCCCAGCTTCAAGCGGTTCTGCGGCGATGATGCTTGCAGAGCCGCGCTCTTTAACCACCTGCTCTATTGGATCGCACAAAAGGCCAAAGGCCAGAGCCAGGACAAGGTACAACGCGGCGAAGTCTCCTGGTACGGCACTGCTGAAGAGATCGCGGCTGGGCTGGCCGAGTCCTGGTCGGTCAATAAGGTGCGCAAAGAAATAAAGTTGCTGGTTGAGAGTGGCATCATGGGCCAGCGCCACAATCCTGCAAACAGGTGGGACCAGACACGACATTATTTCATCGGGCCAGAGCATGGACAGGCCATCAGAGAAGCGTGCCAGAAATATGATATCTGCCTGCTGCATCTCGGTCTCAGACCTGATGTTCTCCATTTACTAAATTTGGTAAATGCAATTAACAAAAATGGTAAATGCAATTGCCAAATAAGTGAAATGGAATTGCCAAATATGGCAGATCGATCTACCAAATATGGTGATGCAATACCAAAGGATACGACAAAGGTTTCCTCAAAGGATAACAATTCAAAGGATACAGCAAAGAAAGAAGAGATACCGCCTGCTACTCAACCATCCGTATCTCTTTTCTCTCAGGATGAAGAAGAGTTCTTGTCCTGGCTCAAAGAGAAACACGTCTACTGGAAAGAGAAAGACGTTGAGACGGTGAAACAGCAAATAGCATTCGTGCGAGATGCCATCTCAACGAAAGAGCGCCTGCATCGCTATTGCGACCATGCACATGCGCACTACCAGGGACAGAAGAACTCAAAGGTGTGGCTCGGCAATTTGGCGAAGCAATGGCTGCTAGACGACTTCCTACAGGCCGAGAAAGCAACACAACCATTCAATGCACCTGCACCGCTAGAAATGGCGTCTCAGGACGATATAGAGGCGCTGGCGGCTGAGATACTGCGTGAATATCCAGAGATAGTCTTGTCGGTCAAAAGCAACGAGTACGGGCCATATATCGAGATGCCAAACGGCTCACCGTATGCTGATGGCGTGTGTGATGCTGAAGACTGGCGTGTATTGCGTTCCGACCAGGGACGACTGGCGCAGGTGTTAGAGTACGGCAGGCAGCATGTGATGGTGGCGTGAAAGCAGTCTGGTGCTGGTACTAATACGACTTACGTTACAGGCTCAACAATGGTAAAATAGAGTATGTCCGTTTGTGCTGTCATGTGTACAAACGGCTATGAATGAGAGCGAGAGTGAATGTCGATGACTGAATTAGCAATTAACCTTATTCGTACTGATGGCGGTACGCAGCCGCGAGCAGAGCTAGATTATGGGGTGATACAAGACTATGCTCAGCAGATGTGGGAGGGAGCGGTATTCCCTGATGTCATTGTCTTCTATGATGGAGTTGATTATTGGCTGGGAGATGGCTTTCACCGTTATCATGCCACAACGCGAATATGCCGAGAAACTATCAATGCCGAGGTGAGACAAGGGACGCGCCGGGATGCACAGCTTTATTCAGTTGGCGCTAATGCCACACATGGGCTGAGACGCACCAACGCAGATAAGCGCAGGGCCGTTGAAACGCTGCTACGCGATCCTGAATGGGGAAAATGGAGCAACAGAGAAATTGCTAGGAAGTGTGGAGTCGATGAAGGGACTGTACGGAACATAAGAAGTTCTTTCACTGCGGAATTTCCGCAGTTAGAACGTGCCTATGTTACCAGACATGGCACCGTTGCAACTATGAACACCGTCAACATCGGACAGTCCAGAGAGCTACAGCAAGAACAGTCTATCTTGCTGACACCGGCAGAAGTGCAGGCGCTCGAACCGCAACCAGGACCGCTCTATGGGACGGTTTACCAATCGCCTGCGCCTGCTTACACGCCGCCAACTCACTATGCACCACCATCCTTATCGGTGATACCGACCTATCCCGCCGACGAAGATACTGACGATGAAGAGGAGGAGTACGAAGAGACAGAAGAAGACCGCTTTGAGACGGCGGTGGCTACTGGCACTCTGGACTACTACTATGCCGACTTGCGCCGTGAAGCTATGCAACGAGATGAAGAAGAGCGTGAAAAACGGCGCGGTGTGCCTGCCGCTCTCCAGACGAGCGACAGCAACGAATGGTACACGCCTGGTCAGTATGTCGAAGCTGCTCGCACACTGATGGGCAGCATTGATATCGACCCGGCCAGCAACGCCTTAGCGAATGAGACCATCCAGGCTACTACTTACTATGACATCGAGACGAACGGGCTTGATAAGGACTGGGCAGGCCGTGTCTGGCTGAATCCACCTTATGGACGTGAAGGCGGTGATAGCAACCAGGAGATATGGTCGCATCGCCTTATCGAGCAGTTTCAATCGGGCATCACGACAGAAGCGGTATTGTTGGTGAACGCCAACACGGAGGCCAAGTGGTTTCAACCGCTCTATGACTATCTCATCTGCTTCACGAACCATCGCATACGCTTCTACAACACTGAAGGTTCTTCTAGCCAACCTACGCAGGGCAACGCTCTCATCTATTTCGGGCCGCAAAAAGCACGTTTCACTGAACTGTTCAAGCAGTTTGGTCCTATTGTTCGGAGAATTGCATAATGGATAATCTGATACGCTTCCCTCTCTCTCCTGAGAAAGTTCTAGACGATAAACGGGCGCAGGTGGCTCGCCCGTACCTTGACTATCTCTTTGCTTGGTTTGCATTGAATGGTAACGTCCAGTGGTATGACGGTGATCACGAGATCACTAAACGTGTGCAGTTGTCAGGCGCTGATCTCTCACTCATATGCAGATACACACATATACTCAAATATGCTGAAGTAAAAACCGACTTTCACATGCCTTATCGCTTCTGCCTGGAGACGGTATCAAACACGAATACAGACCCACAAATACCAGGATGGATGAGAACGGCAAAAGCTGATCGGCTCGTTTATTCATTTGTCTGGCTTGAGAATATTCTCGACGTCTTCGTGATCGACTTCCCTGCCCTGCAAAGGTGGTTCTGGAAAGATAATAACTACCTCAACTTTACAAGGCATACCATGCCTAACACGAGGAATAACACAGAAGTTTACTTAACTGAAACGGATAAAGTCTGGGCTAATGTTCTCACGTATCGTTACCTCATCACCAGTAAAGGCAAGTTGTTTGAAGTGCATCTTTCAGGGCAAGACCCTATTGATGTCGTACGGCGTGTACTCAATAGCAATGGCATCCCATTCAAAAAACTTGCTGACGACAAAGCGAGCTAACAACAGAGAGCCTCTGGCCGCGATGACCAGAGGCGTTTTTGTGCTTAAAATGCTGCCGCAATACGCGATCCGCACCGACTACACACGCGGTACTCTTCTTTGATAAGCAAGCCTATCCAGCACAGCGGAAAGAAGATGATGAGTAGGACAACAAACGTTACCCAACCGCCAGTTGATATCTTCGAGTTGGTGATGGCTGGGCCTCGGTTGCCGCAGTACGGACAGAGCAACACAGGGGCCATGACACCACCGACATACAACCGCTGCATTTTGCGGTTGTGGAGCGCTTCCAATTGTGGGAGCATAGGATGAAAAGGCTGGAGCGCTCGGATAGTCTCTATCACTTGTCCGGCTTCGTTTGGGTCAGGCGTCGTGGTGGCGATGCCAAACAATATTTCAATGTCCGAGTCGCGCTCTCTCAAACTACGAAACATCTGATAGGCCGCCATCAATTGGCCGCTATTGGCAAGCGCCTGCGCCTGCTGATACACTGCAAGGTCTTCACTGTTCATTGTGGTTTCTCCTAATATATTCATAAAATAATGCACTACCTAGAATACGTGAATTTCTGCGTGAATTCAAAGCATGAGAGTGCTACGTTCGCGAGTTGATAACTGGTTGATAAGCTTATGCTAAGTGCCTCTTATTGCCGACTATATATGCCATGAATACTCGTTCATTGAATATATCACTATGATATGTTACAATGTGGATAACTTGTGGATAACTTGTTGAACGTATGTTGATAAGTCCTGATGAGTGAGTGAGAGATGAGCCTGTGTCTGAAGAGCGTGATCCCTGGTCTCAATTGCCGAACGAGCCGGACCTGTGGTATGGCAGGTTTACGGCTTTTTTGCGTATGGGAACCAGGCGCTCAGTCAACGCCGTCTATCGAAAAGAACACCGAAAAACGCCGAAAAGCACCGATAATACTGGCAGTGATTGGTACAACGCTGCTAAAGAGTGGCAATGGCAAGAGCGAGCCAGAGCCTACAATGAGCATCAACGAGCAGAAGAAGACCGGATCATTGCTGAAGAGCGTGAAAAAGTGTTGCGCTCTGGCTTCGCTCTCCAGCACAAGCGCATCCAGGCGCTCAACCGGCTCACCAACAAGCTCATTGCGATGACCAATGACGAAGACAAGATCTGGATGCCTGATGTGAAAAGCGTCGGCACCGGGCCAACTGCTGAGCGTGTGGACCTGCTACAGTTCAACGCACCGCTCTTTACGCTTATTGATAAGTATCTGGCGAGCATCGCCGCCGAGATGGGCGAAAGAGTGAAGAAGAAAGAGCTGACTGGCAAGGATGGCGGACCAGTAGAGTATGAAATTGAGTTGGTTGGCAATTCGCCTGATGACGATGATAGTGAGGCATAGATGCCGCTACTCTTTGCCTTGCTTTTCTGGCTGCTCGCATGTGGCCTGATTGCACCTTCAAAACAGAAGATAAAGATACGCTTCGCGCCACATAAGGGACAACGGCGTATCCATGCGAGCCGGGCGCGGTTCAGAGTTGTGGCGTGTGGCAGGCGCTTTGGCAAGACGCTCATGGCAATCTATGAGATCCTGCTGTTTGCGCTGACTCATCGGGATGCTAATTGCGCCTGGGTTGCTCCCTGGTTTCGACAGTCGAAGGTTGTCTACCGACTCATACGCAAGATTTTTGCGAAGACTGGCAATAGCATCATCGTTCGTAAGTCCGATAGTGAGCTACGGTTTGAGTTTCGCAATGGCTCGGTGTTGCAGTTCTTCAGCGCAGAGAACTATGATGCACTTCGCGGCGATGGCTATCACTTTATGGTCATCGATGAAGCTGCTGATGCTCTGCGCGATCCGAAGATGTGGACCGATGCTATCCGGCCAGCACTTTCGGATACTAATGGTTATGCGCTTATCATCGGGACGCCAAAGGGCCGTAACCTCTTCTTTCAGCTTTTCAATAGAGGTGGAGATGCTGAGTATCCTGACTGGGAACACTTTCACGCGGTCACTGCTGACAACCCGCATATCCCGAAAGCAGAGCTTGCAGCAGCAAAGAAGGAGCTGCCAGAGGATACCTATCAGCAAGAATATGATGCACAGTTTTTAGAAGAGAGTGCAGGTGTTTTCAGGCGAATTGATGGCATCCTGGCAGGCACGTTCGATCCATACTATGAGCCTGAATTTGGGCATCAGTATATGCTTGGTTGGGATCCGGCCAAATATCAGGACTACAGCGTGCTGACTCTGTTCGACTTAACGACGATGCGCGTCGTGTGGTGGGACCGTTTTAACCACTTCGACTATACCTATCAAGTGGATAGGGTGGTTGCCGTTGCAGCGAAGTTCAACGCCTTCATCCTGATGGACTCAACAGGCGTCGGCGATGTCATCCTTGAGCAATTGCAGTTGAAATATAGCAATAGTGATGGATATGTGCTGACGAACCCAAGCAAGAAGACGCTCATTGAGAAATTGCAGTTGGGGATACAGGATAGAGCGTTTACGATGCCAGATATCGAGGTCGCAGTGAATGAACTAAGGCAATTTGAGTACCGGATGAGTCCGAGCAGAAATGTCATTTACAGCGCTCCACCTGGAGCGCACGATGACTGCGTGATAAGCCTTGCATTGGTGTTTTATGCCGCAACGGAGATGCGTCCATTGGATGCATCCTCATCGCAGGCCATATCTGAGTATGTAGCAGGATACAGATAACATGGGAGTATTTTCAAGAATGTGGAACGCTGCAAGTGTAGGATGGCAAACTGCTCTCCGCACATTCCAAGATCCTGATAGAGCGTATGCTTCATCATTCGGTCCGATGCATGGCGAGTATGCTCAACGATGGAGCCGGTACTCTAATAGCCTCTTTGACCGTGCATCCTCATACAATTGGCAGCAATACAAGGCGAACTATCATCTCTACCGCAATATCCGTTCGCTGCAAAATCCATGCAAACGATTGGTAGAGTTCTATGTTGGTTCGCTCTATCCAGGCCGCATCTCAAAGAATGGCCTGATTCTGCCTGATGGTACACCGTCGGCTATCCCGTTCAGCAGCGACACGGACGAAGCGCTCATCGCGGCCATTGCTCAGATCTGGGAATGGTCGAACTGGCAAGCAAAAAAGTCTCTACAGATCCGCTATTGTGCCGCTCTTGGTGATGTGCTGTGCGAAGTGATAGATGACGTAGAAAAAGGGAGAGTCTACCTGGATGTTGCGTGGCCTGGACGCGTCTGCGATCTAGAGTTGGACCATGCAGGCAATATTACGCGCTACGTGCTTGAGTATCCTGTCTATGAAGATAGTGAGAGCTATACATACCGCAAAGAAGTGGATAAAGAGACATTCCGCTATTTCAAAGATGGCAATCCATTTGACTATGGCAATGGTTCGGTGACATCGAATATCTATGGCTTTGTTCCTGCCACATGGACGAAGCATATCGATGTCGGTAGTGAGCATGGTGTCCCGGCTATAGCAGGCTCAGAGCCGCTCTTTGATGAGCTGAATGGTCTGCTCAGCATGGTTGATGACCAGGTAGAGAAGATACTACGCTCGCCTTCTATCCTTTGGGGGCAAGTCAACATCCCTGCAAACACGCCGCAAAAGCGTGGAGCGACAGCAGACTTCACCGATCAGCAAAACGACCAGGAAAGTCAGATGTACATGCGTGGCGGTGCTGGCGGCCATGTCGAGTCACTCATTGCACCGCTCGACTTTGCAGGTGTGGACATCAGCGTTGGCCGTCTTATCACAGCCATCGAAGACAACCATCCTGAGCTAAAGCTATACCAGGAATTGAGAGCGATGAGTCAGGTTACGGGGCCAGCTGCTCAACGGCTCATAGGTGATGTCACTCCAAAGGTAGATGAAGCGCAAGCCATATATGACCAGTCCAACATCTCTCTCTGGCGCATGGCGGTCGCTATTGCTGGTGAGCGTGCGCGATCTGGTGCCTGGGGTCCGCTGACTATGCAGCAACAGAAGTTTACACTGTTTGACCTGACCTCGTACGAGCGTGGCGACTTGGAAATGTCCCTCATGCCGCGTCCCTTGCTGACACCGACCAAATTAGAGCAGGCACAGGAAAAACAAGCCTTCTGGACTGGCGTAGGGCTGGCTGTACAAAACGCTGGCGTGCCGGTTGAAGTGGTATTGAAGGATGAAGGATGGACAGATGAGCAGTTGATGCAGCTCGGACAGTCTAAAATTGACCAGATCCAGCGAGACCAGCTATTAGCACAGGAGGATGTAGTCAATGGCATCCAGCAATAAGCCAAAGCGCAAACCATTGGGCAAGGCAATAGCCTGGACTGACCAAGACTTAGCTGAGATGGCAACCATCACATCGTCAGACATCAAAGCCGCTGTAGCGATGTGGCGTAACGCTGCACCAAAGCGGCTCGCTGGCCTGCTAGATGCGACGGACCAGGGCCAGAGCGTGATAGTAACTACTATCAATAGGTTTTAATGAGGTGAACAATGAGTCAGAGGCGTATTCGTATCGAGAGCCTGAACGATGAGAAGGGCGGCTCGTTTACCCAGATCCTTGATGCTGAGACGAAAGAACCGATAGAAGACCTGCTATCTATCACGATCAAGCTGCAAACAAACAATGTGATAGTGGCTGAAGTCGTATACAACGATGGCGCTGCACAGGATCGGTATGTTGAGAAGGTTGATGCTGTTATTTCCAATGAGGCGGCGCTGCAATGACAACCACGCCAACTGACACGCTTACTCAGTACACCTACGACGTTATTTCACGCCGGTACAGAAATAACAGCACTGGCCGCTATGTGCCTGCTACAGAGGTCCGGGCCGCTGTGGATCAGGTCATCGATACCGAAGAGCAGAGTTTCACATCAGCAGCATCTCAGTTGCTCTCAGGCCAGATAACGCTGGCAGACTTTCAGCGGCAGACGGCAGCGAACATCAAAACGTTACATCTGGCAACTGGGCTGGCCGCCAATGGTGGTGTGAACAACATGGGACCAGACGATATTGCGCATATCAGCGACCTGATTGATAGGCAGTACCAGTTCTTGCGCAACATGGGCAACGACATAGAGACAGGTAAGCAGCCGATGGATGGCCGTCTATTGGCACGTGTCAGACTCTACGCTCATGCTGCACGAGGGACGTATGAGGACGTTGTAAGGCGTCTCGCACGCATGGGTGGCGCATTGCAAGAGAAACGTGTGCTGGGTGTTGCAGACCACTGCATAGGTTGTTTGGAGGAGTATGGGAAAGGATGGCAGCCGATAGGCACATTGCGCGATATCGGTGATACGCCGTGCAGGACACTTTGCCACTGCCGTTTCATTTTCAAGTGAGGTGAGTATGAGGTTCTCCGACATCCAGGTAAAAGTCACTTATGACCAGATTGGTGAGTCTCACCTGCTCTTACACATCTACGCTCCGAAGCTTTTCAACCACTGGCAACTACTGGACCTGGAGAAGCTTTCTAGAGAGTCAGGCAAAAGTGTTGAGCATCTCTTAAACAACCTTAAAAAGAACATAGAAAAGAAAGAGCAATAAAAATTATGGTTCCAGATGAATTAGAAGGGACATGTCCCAATGTTCAAGGCTCAGAGCTTTTTGAGGGATGCTCTGTCCATTATGTGGCATACAACGGTCGATGTTTGACAGCCATCGTCATTGGTCATGATGACGCTAAAAATGCTGATCTTGCGGTATTCACAAACATGCCTAACGCGGCTGGCGTGAAAAACTTTGGCATACAGTTCCATCAAGATGTTGCTTTCAGCAAAGAGCTAAAGCCAGGTACTTGGCACTGGGTTGCGTAAGTTATCCACAAGCTATGTTGACAACATGTGAATATGTATTGACAAATTAGAAAAGGATGGTGTAAGCTATGGATAAGTTAAACGACACTTCAAATGTTACTGACCCGTCTCAAGGAGACCAGTCAAGTAACCCTCCGGCTCAAGGAGCCACCTCTACCTCGCAAGGCGAGCAGAGTACCCCGACGATCTCGATTGAAGCGTTGCAGCAAAAGATCACTGAGCTAGAGCGCGATAACAGAAACTATCGTATCCAGCGTAAGCAGCAAGAAGAGGCCGCACAGAAGGCAGAGCAGCAACGTCTGCGCGAGCAAGGCGAATTCCAGAAATTAGCCGAGCAACATGCGGCACGAGTGCAGGAGCTTGAGCCAGTGGCTCAAAGCTATACGCAGCTTGCCGAGCTAGTTTCTGGGCAGATCGAAAGCCAGATTAAAGACTGGCCTGCTGAGCTAAAAGCATTCGATCCCGGTAAAGATGCGCCAATTGAGCAGCGTCTCGCATGGCTGGAGAAGTCCAAGCCATTGCTGGAGAAGCTGCAGCAGCAAGCTCGTAGCACACAACCAGGCAACGCACCGTCGCCGCGTCCCGCTGGGACAAATCCAGGTAAAGACGTAGACGAGTTGCGTATGCGGTATCGAGAAAGTGGAAAGTACGGCTTTTAGTCCAACTAGACCTTTTGACCGCTCTTCACAAGCGGGGAAGGATAATATTCATGGCTGACATTGCAAAGTCAGGCACTCCAAGCCTGGCAACTCTCGGACCAGCTCCAGGGTCCGGGAAACTCCCAACTTTGACGTGTGGAGAGGACATCGCTGCTGGAGACGCCTGCTATATCAAGTCAGACGGTAAAATCTGGCGTTCTACTGGTACGGCTGTCAACGCGGCTGCAAAAGTAGACGGCTTTGCTCCCTACGCCGCGAAGAGTGGCGAAGCGCTCACACTCCTCTTCAACGTTACATTCAACTATGGTGCATCCCTCACACCGGGCGCTCGTGTCTTTTTGAGTGCGACCGCTGGTGCAATTGCTGATGCTGCCACCACTGGTGGTACGGCTCCTATTGGCTTTTGTGTTGACGCTACGCGCG